GCCGCTACCAGTGTCCAGGCCCCAACGGCCTTGTACTGTAGCGTATATTTCTGGACATCCTTGACGCCACCTGTACCCGAAAGCGGATTATTGACCAGGTTGCAGGTGTTGGCGGTGAATGTAAGCGTCGAGCCGCCCTCGGCCAGGCCGTTACCGAATACGATCACAATAGCCGAGTTGGCGACCGTGTCGGCCAGCAATTCCGTGACTTCGCCCTTACCACTGATCGGATAGGTAACATTGACGATGACGGAGTCATACCCCTCGACGAGATAATCGATCAGGCCTTCGGCGGTCACAGGGCCAGTAATCAAGCCGTTGTCGATTTCTAGTGAAAGGTTTTCAAAACCAACCAGAGAAGAGCCGCCAACGCTGCATGTGGTCATCTTCGCCAAAAACGGCTGGGTGGGAGATGGCGACATTGCCGCATTGGTTCCGGCTGCCGCATCCTTGGCGATAAAGCTCATATCGGCCATAACGAGCGGCTCTGAACCGCTCGAAAGGGTGAGCCTGGAAACCTTGCAGCCCAGAAGCTTGATGGCAGGCATGGTATTACCTGAGGACGCCCAGGCCTTCTCAATGGTATAGCTGGGCACCGCATCCGATATTCGGGTAACACACCCCGCTATGATCGACTTGAATTCCGGATAGATCGGGGTCTTCCACGTCGGTTGAACCTTGCGGCCCACGGCCACATGACTATACGAATGAGGATAGCTCGACGCGAGAATCTGCTCCCAGAGCTCCCGCTCAATGCCAGGATTCATGTCTGTTTCTGCCGCAAGTGGCAGATTGATCTGTCCGGTACCCGGATCGGTCCCCCAGGTTGATTCCTCCACGATCCTCGCTACACACTCACCGCCAATATGTTGACTCTTTGCCATTATTATGCTCCTGTAATAGTATTATCGGGTTCCCAGTAATTGACTGTCAGTCGTATCGTAAAGCCTTTGCGGTAAATACCGCCCCCCTCTGCCTCAGGTAGATTTTGAAATTTAAACCCTGCCGTAGCCGACCAGCTTGTAACAAAATCAAGGCCGAACGACGGCTTGCCCTTCCAGAGTTCCTTCATGACTTTCCATTTGAGATCATTAATCCTTACCAAACCCCAATCAAGGTCGACCTCGATTAAAATCTCGAATATCTCCTGAAAATTCGACGTGGCATTTCCGGCCATGGTGTCAGCCCAAAAATCAAGTTGCTCCATCTTAAGCGACGGCAGATCAGACGTAATCGGCCGATCAGGAGGCTCAACCATACGGTCGATACGATTGAATCGATTTCCAGGTTTGATAATGCTCAGCAGGCTGCTGCCTTTCGAAAACAGGTAGTCATCCCAGATCGCACGATAGATTGCAGTTGATGGATCATCGCTCATTTTTGCGCCAAAATTTCATTTATTGCTACGACTAAAGGATCGATCAGCCTTTTCATTTGCTCGCCCGTCAATTCGTCGAATTCAAATATCGGCCTGGCCGGTACGCGATAGGTCCGACCATCCATTTTTTTGAGCATTCTCCAAAGACCGAAGGAATACTCAGACCAAACGTATGGTTTAAGATTTCGCCTGGTAGATGTCGCACGTCGTGGATTTGGGATTTTCACCTGTACATTGCGAAAGAATCGATCTCTCATTTCCTGATCGAATTTAAATTTTGAGGTCGTTCCCGCATGATGCCCAGCCAGATAACTGACGCGAGAACCGAAAGTTACGTTCATACTGGTCGGTTCGATAACGGTATCTGGAGACGTTGCCGCCAACGATCGTGCGGCCAATCCAGTATCCCTCAGAGTCTGAACGCTGGTCTTTTTTGCCTCCAAATCAGCCCGCGAAGCGATCTTCTTTCCGCTACCGCGACGCCTCAGCAAAACCGTTACATCAGATAGCGGTTTCCATCCACCAGATTCTCCCCGGCTTTTTGCGTTAAATGATTTTTGAGCAAATGACAAACCAATTACCCCCACCTGAGCAAATGCGGTTTGCATTCGCTCTTGATTCTTGGTAATAGCCAAGGCGGCATGTTCCAGCCGCTTCGATACATCCAGAGGCATTGTTACCATTGGGGCAATCACGTTAATATCCTGTTCTGCTTGAAATCCTTGTCCAGATAATCACTGGTTTGCGTTTCCGTCCCGGAGTGGCCGTAGGCAAACTGGCTTTGCAGGCTCACACCATCCGGTAATTGATACTCGCCCGCCCGAATCGCTTTAAAATCGGCAATCGCCGCATCCACGCGATCCTTGAGGCCTTCACCTCCGGTCCCTCTGGCCATCGTAGAACGTCTGGTGTATAGCCTGGCTGCCGCAATATCCACAACCCACTCGCGGAGCATCCCAGACATCGATGTCAGTGAGTCGCCCGTAAGCGGCGTCACACATGCCGGTTTTAATGCTGCATCCACACGCTCTTCTGCGTAGTTGATACATCGATCGATATAGGCGAGCTGGTCGGCAGAGTAATTTTCCGTCAATTCCAGCCCTAGCCAGCCCTTGACGTTCTCTTCGCCGAACTCGTCTTCGATATCCTGTCTTGTCGCGTATCGAGTACTCATATTTCACCCATAAAAAAGGCCGGCCGACATAATCGGCTCGGCCCTGAAAGGAGAATGCGCCAGTCGGCGACGGTATCACGTAAACGTACCCTTAATGCAATACTGCCAGTAGCCGTATGCCAGTGCATAGCGTGCACGACAACCATAGAGATATTTTTCTCGTTTGAATTCTTCCTCTGAACCGGACGCCAGGCTGTTGAATTCAAGCGGCTCACGATCCTGGAAGACGAAGGGCCGAACTTCCGTATCGGTCTTGCATAGAAAGACTGAATACGGATCGGTCAATCTGGCAAACGGATAGATTGTAGGAACGGCCACAGGTACATTGGTGGTGCTCGAGATAATCGTTGCCTTCAGCGCTGTCAGCCATACACCCCAATATGAAGGATCGACAATCAGGATCAACCCATTGGTATCCAGCGACATAAACTCTCCCTGGTCATCCTTCAGTTTAAGCATCTGGGCAATCATCTTATTCAGGAGCTCTTTGCACTCGTCGACAGTCGGATCTGTATGATCCGTTGCGTCGAGCGTTATGATATTGCCTTGGGCCCCGGAATCACCCGACACGTGATTGCTGGAGAAGAATGGAACACCATCATAAGAGTTGTAGCCAGATGAGTGGCCATTATTGATCAGATTGGCAAGCAAGCTATCTGGGTACGATGCGGCACGCTTTGCCAGTTCGCGCACACGAATAATGATTTGGCCTAGCTGATCATCTGCAAGTTCATCACGATCAACCTCTATCGTCGCTTCGTACTTGTGGTTGACTATGTCGTAGCTTTCAGTACGAAGCCCTTTGGCTAGCCGCCCACTGCCCCACTCCCGCATCTGCGGAACCGATCCGAGCCATTTGTAGCTCTCGCTGGCCCCCGTACTCTTAATTCGTGTCGTAAGCTGCTGATAAATGGTTGCTACGGCGTTAAACGCCGCAAAAAAGTTTCCCTTCAAGGATGTGGTGGTCATTCCTGTGTTAATAATGGTCGACATATCTATCTCCTGATATTGTGTTTTGCGTAATTATTCTCGGTTATCCTTTTACGTCCAAAAGAACTTCGACCGATCCGATTTCAATAAGCTTGTTGGCTGTGCCGCCAGTATCATCCGCAACACCGGTCAATTCAATGTCAAGCATGTCGCCGGCAGCCAACCCTGTCGAAGTTATCACAAAATCGTAATCTGCGAAGGAGCTCGTCAGAGTCTGGGCTGCAGTTGCGCAAAGGTCGGCACTAACCCCAGCTTCCCCATTCGATTTATAGGCCGTAACGTCGATGGTCTGAGATACCGCAACATTTCCTGTAATTCTGGCGTGAACCCTGACTGTGACAGACTGATTTGCGACATATTCGGCTGGAAGACCGAAAAAGAATCTGCATTTGTTGGTCTTGCTGTTTGCATTCGCCGCTTCACCGATCAGTTTCGGCGAGTTCGTTCCGTGCGATCCTGGCGTAATGCCAAATGCCCCTGAAGGAGTACCGGCCGAATTGCCAAGAACCGCAAGTGTCCCGGTAACCCGCATATCGGACAGCGGGATGTTGTAGGGCTGATCATCCTGCTGGGCGATGTAGGTCCTGGCCAACGGGGTAGTGATCGGCGGCTCGGCCTTGGCGTGGACTAAAATCGTATTGGCGGCAAGCAAGCATACCTGCCAGCCGACAAACGAGTTCGCGGTCGGCGTGTACGTCAGCGTATCATCGGCGCTGGCGTAGACGGCAGATTTGTTGTGTGCCTCATCCGCACCTACGAGTGCATGCGAGAAATAAGCGTCAGGAAAGACCCGAACGCTCTTGTCGCCGCTTGAACCGGTATTGTTGACTTCCTCATAGGCGACACCTGCGAATTCATCGCCTGCCACCAGTGGGCGAACATAACCGGAACTGAATCCGAGAAGTGCACCCTTGTAGATGTGGGTCGTCGCCAGGACCTTGAGCGAACGAAGTTCATTGTCAATAAACCGGTCAACGTTTCGATTGGCTGATAAAGTCATAATATGCTCCTTGAAGCTGCGCCTTTAAAAGGCTCCTGGTTAACGGGTGATACCTGCCGCCTTTTTGTTCTCATCCGAAAGTATATCGGATGACATGTTCGCAATTTCCGAATCAGTATATCCAGCATTGCGGAGACTCTGGACGATGTAAATTCCCTCATGCCCCGCAAGCTGAGCCTCTTTGTGCTCAGAAAATTCCTGAACGGCCTTTGAAACCACATCCTTGGCCTTGCGTGTCTTATCGTCTGGGCCGGCCTTACCTTTGTCGATCTCCCGGAACAATGCCGGATCACGCTGGCGGTAATAATTCATCCGCTGAGTGGTCAGAGGCACCTGACCTTCAGAGAATTGCTGGGTAAGTTCCTGCTTTCTGGCATTGATCAGGAGTGGCTCCTCAGTCGACCGTTCCGCCGGCGACATCCGGCCTTCCCGAACCATCTGCTCGCAGAAGTTTCGAATCTCCGACTCACAGGCCTGGGAATTGATCTGGCTGAGGATTTCGGTTTTAACCTCATCCTTTGCCGCTTTTACCGCCATATCGATCATGGATTTGACTTCAGACTCAGAAAACGTCTTAGCGGGCTGCCCTGTCGGTGTTTGTTCCGGTGGGGTTGTCTGCTGTTGAGTTGCCTGGGTCGCGTTATTTGTTGTAGTTTCTGACATTTCGTCGATCTCCTGTAAAATATCCAGGCCGGATAATTCATCGGCCAACGATTTCAGTTGTTTCACCTTCACACTTGTATTATCGGCACCGTTCACGATCGAGTAGGCCCGATCGCAAAAAGCATTGATGACACGTCGGAGCTTTTCGTTGGTTTCGTAGTCAGCCAGGACCTGCTCAAGGGATGGCATATCGGAAAAATCGATACTTTCGTATTCGCCATCTTTATCCTTGAATTCCACATCTGCAAGCCCCTTTACCTGGGGAACATTGGCGCCCAGCCATGCCAGAGCACGTAAATATGGCCCCTTGCCCTGCAGGTCGGGATATATTTCGACTGAACGTTTTTTGATGAGACCCTGTTTCAGGCACTCCATGAACTTGTCGGGAATCTGCCTGATGTCGGCCAGTAGAGAATCGCCTTTGACATAAAGCTTTTTGATCCAGCCACAGGATGCGCCCTTGGCTGACCGCTTGCCCTGATCATCCGGGTGATCGACATAACAGGGGGCTTCGTGGAATTTGGGATCATAAGAATCCGCAATAGCAATTAGGTCATCACGGGTATATTTACCCTGTGGATATTGGCCAGCAGCGAAGATTTCGACTCCGGTTAGCTCGGCAAAGTTGTCGGTCTGTTTGTTCTTTTCTGGCATCGGTTTTCACCTCTGCCAGTATTTATCGGCAATTAGTCATTTTTTGGGCAGGACAAGCGATGGGTCTATCGGTTGATACCGAATCCCCTTATCGCCAGGGTAAGGATTGGAGTGATCATGTTTGCCAGTCAAGATAGCCCAAGGAATTCCTCTCGGAAATGCGAGACACGAAAAGGTGTTTTTGATAGAATTTCTGCAGTTCGCACATCTCCATGCGTTGTTGAATGGAATATCATTTTGATCCATAATCAACCTCGATTAATGTCAAAAACAACTCGGTTTCACTGATCAATTTTGCCTCTAAAACAACAAACTGACTATATCGTTTAAACAAGACCTCTTGCTGTTCTGGATGTATTGAAACGCCTGATATATCCACGCCATTTTTTCCGAGAATCGTCATATTGACTTTCCATTTTCCACCGACCTTGAAAACTCCCGGAGTTTTCGCTGTGGACACATATGCATTATACACGATTTTGGCGTTTACGTGGTGAGAATTTTTGAATATCTCAAACTTCTCACGATCATCAAATCCCAATATCCGATACAGTTTTCCGCTTATCTTGTTCCCTTTTAGCAAGGCCCTGTCAAGGTGGCTCACCAATCTTGCCTGGTCGCGAGTAAGATCTTCATTATCTCTGAGCTTTTGGTTAATAGCCGCAAAATATTTCTTATTGTAATCAGTGTAATCGCGGACCGTTTCGCGCTCTGCCGAGTTCAGTTTTCGGACAAATGCTGCCGCCTCTTCCACTACACCATCTTGGATATCTCGACCGGATACCGCAATAGCCTCTGCAGTCAACCGCTGTCCAGAAGCTTGCTCGATTTTTTCTATGATTGTTTTGGAACCAACCGTTGAGTCGGCTATCAAAACTTTAGCTATTTCGTCAATATCAATCTCGATACCGCTACTTAAAGTGCGAACCTCGCCGCCATCGAGAGTGATGGTCTCAGGGGGCCGCATTATCCTATGTGCATCATCAACTAAAAGAACTTCATGGGTACACCTGCATTGGTAGTCCCAGGAACCGGGCCAGTGCGTCGACCAGAATGGGTCTTCTTTCGGAAGCTCTACACCATCCAGTACGGCATGGTCAGGCCTTGTGCGTTCATCGTGTGTTGCGACATACCGGAAACCCCAAATCGTATCCGTGATATCGGGATCGAAATAGGCCGCTCGTTCGCCGGCACCGTAGCCGATTCCAACTTCGGTCCGATACAGGTTTTCGACCAGCCACGGCCTTGCCTCATCAATTCCACTGCTGGCGACAAAATCCGCAACGCGTGCCTTGAAATCCTTTACACTAAGCCCTTCCTTGATCGACTGTGACACCATCCCCTGCAGGCGATCGACGACAAAATCGCGGGAGTCGGTCGCCATCTGCTCCGCCACCGAGTTCAAGAGAATTTTCGCCTCGATCAGTGATTCATGGTTTAAATTCTGCGCGTCTGCGAGAGCATTAATTGCAGACTCGAATGGAGAGATGGATTCCGTGAAAACGATATGGACCGGCCCGACAGCACCAAATCTTTCAAGGGTATCATGCCGACCGGCAAGCATAGAAAGGAGTAATAAATCGGTCAGGAACGAAACTTGCTCTTTTGCAACCGGTAATCGTCGTTGCCAGATGCGTTTATTTACCTTAAGGGGCCTGACTTTTTTTTTATGGTTCTGGCCCACTGCGAGAAAAGATTGCCACCCTCGCGAATCGCAATCTCTTCAAGAGAATTTCGATTTCCGCGCTCCGAAAATGGCTGGAATGGAGTGGCTTGTGATACCGGCTTGACTAACACTTCCTGTCCTGCCTCGGGACGCGGAACACCATAAGTCTTGGTGATGTAATCAATGGGAATCTCGTAGCCCATCTGCTGTAATGTCTGGTCGACTTTCACTCGTTCGGTCAGGTTTTCTCCGGACGACGCCTTGGTTTTATAGAGCGGGATAGGGCCGGTATATCCCGCAAAATTGAGCTGAATACAGGCCTTGAAAAGCTGCTCGGATATTACAGCATCCAGTTCTCCGGCGTCGGTTTCCGTTATCTCCCCGCGGACCTGATTATGAACTTCGCCCAGGCTGCGGGCGCCGACGTCAGTAACCTGCGTGGAAAGTATCTGACCTAAAATGACGTACGTGCTCATACGATCCGAGTATTCCATGAACGGAGAATACCAGTCGGCGGATGCACTGCGTTTTGGCTCAAGAGTGTCAAGCTCTACCCCTTCGGGCCTGCGGAACCAGGATTGAGTTTGCAGGCTGGCCAAAAATTTATCCAGATTGTTTTTGTCGTCCGGCTTCAGATTGCCACGAACCGTTGCGACAATGATCGGCATCCCCAATCGCTGCACAGCCAGGGCCCAGAACTTCCAGTTGTTGGTTTTGAAATAATACGGCCAATAACATGCCTGCAAAATCGATCGTCCGTATGGGTCCTCATGCTGCTGATCGTGAGTAAAGCGAATAAATTTATTTACCGGAACCTCTTCGCCTTCGACCGGCTGAGCCTTAGTCAAAAGCCGCAGTTCATTGTTGATACCAAAAACATAATCTTTTGGGTTACGTGATCGAATCTCCCGCGGCATCCACCGGCCGCTACGGCTCTCCCACATGATTTCCCCTACGCTGTAGCCCTTGACAATAGCGTCCAGCATTTCTCCGACATCCTGCCGCCAGTTTGTTATGTTACGAATGCAGTCTTTGCAAAATTGAACGATATTATCGTCGGCGCCGTTCGGATCGATATCCCACGGCTTGGATAGTACAGCACGTTTCCGGGTTGCCCAGTGCGATCCGATCAATGGATCAAGCCGAAGCATTTCATCATAGAAGTCCAACCCCTTACCCTTGGAAAACTTCTGTAACACAATATCCTGATTTTCCAGGATATTGTTGATAATCCATTGTTCCCATCGTGCCCGAACCTTGATTGTATCAAACTCACCCATAAGGGCTGCTTGATCGCCCAAAAACCTCGCTTTGATTTTATCTAAAATACCGTATCTCATACCCAATAATCGGTATTATGCATATGGGCTCTGCCCGCCCGTGCCCAAACATGAGAAATCTACCGCCAAACCCACCTGATTGACACAACCGTACCGAACTGCATCCATCCAGTGATCAGAAACGCCATCCTTGAGCGGCATATCGGTCGTAACCTTCGGCGGATAACTGTAGGTTTCGAAGGCTTCGGTGGTTTTCGGACATTTAGCAATATCCACAAAAAGCCTCCGTACCCCCTTACCATTCCGGATGAGCGAGCGAACTATTTCAACACCCGCGGGAATCGATCGCTTTGACTCCTCAGTTGTATACTGAACGCACAGCCCAAAAGTGTCGGCCATGAACTGGATTGTTGAAATCCCTGTGTCGTTCTCAGCGTCGCCAGCAGGATCGCCCCATAGTGCATCTAGACGATAACCGCGATCGACGATACGCTGCCCGAAAACATCGCGGGCGCAATTTGGCGGACAAACCTCATCGAAAATCACCCATCGATCTGGATCGGATTGAATATCGTGTTGAACGAACAGGCAGACTGGCTGACGATAGCCGAAATCTAGCCAGGCGTATGTAGGTAATTCGGGATTGTACACCCAATCCAGGCCGCTTTCGTTGCGATCAAAATTCGCATAAACCACGCCTTCGGCGGCACACCAAAGACCCAATCGTAGCCGTTTGTGATACACTCCGGCAAGTTGATCGAGCTGATTGATGAAGATTTCCCCGCTTTTCGTCCAGGCCCCTGCTTGGTGATCGTACAGGTGCGGGTTGTCCTCATGAACGCTCTTTAATCTCAGGAATTTCCCTTCACCCGCCTCGACATTCAGCCAGTGCGACGGAACGGATGGATTGCAGTCACAAATGAGCTGCTGGTATGGCATTACTCCGTTTCTTAGCCGTGTCGAGGCAAGGATATTGACGTTTGCTGACTGCGTTTCAGTAGCCTCGAAAATGGCAATCATATCATACTCGCTCGACATGATCCCCTCCCAATCGTCTATACCCTTGACGACAATTTCAGAGCCATTTGGGTAACGGTAATTATGTCTGTTCTTCCGATCGAGCAGCCGACCACTGGACCCGAGCAAAGCCGGATGTCTCGGAGGTAACACCTTTTCCTCGAATGTTACCAAAACCGAGTCGGTCATGCTCGCCCGGGTCTGACGACACAAAAGCGCTCGCATACCCGGGTACTTTTCGCAGCACAGATGGACTTTTTCCAGAATCCCGCGGGTCTTGCCGGTACCAGCGGGCCCCTCCACCAGAATCTTGAAATCTCGACGATGAAATGCCTCGAGCGCGGCGCCATAGGGTCTATAGTGTCTGTTTTCAGGTTTCGATGGATCGGACGTAATTTCAAAGGCACCCATTACACCAAATCCTGATCAATCCCCTCGTAGATTTTGACAACAGGCTCAAGGTTGCCGGTTATTTCCTGCTTCTTCGGCTCTTCCAGCCCCAAAAGTTCATCAAGCCGCTTCCTTGCGAACAGCCTTATTTTTGCTGGTTTAGTCTCGTCGGCGATTATTTCCTCAAAAAATGACATTGCGTAGGCTTGCATTTCCTCGCGCGTACGATTGCGACGGGCAATGAGTTCCCTGCGAGCACGGCTGATGTAGATGTTTGCCTGTCGCCATTTAATGCCATAGGTTTCGATCATCGCCTTTTTAATCTCACCGTCGCGTTTGCCTTTCGAGATCAAATCGAGGGCGAAATCGACCCTGTCGTCTGCGCCGGCCTTGGTTGTTTTATTTATTCCTGCCATACCCAATTATCGTCCATGCAGTTTATTTGCCGGCACGGAAATGGCGGAGGGCTTTGAGTTTTAGGTTGTGTACGGCTTGTTGTGACAGATGTAATTTTTTGGCAATTTTCCTCTCTGACAACCCCCCCCAAAAATAATTTTTAATAATTTCTGCCTGCCGTGGGGTTAATTTGGGAAGGATTTTGTTGAGACGTTCCCTCAAATCAGCGTTAACAACAACCTCGGACGGGTCAACTGCTCGCTCATCTGCCATGATGTTGACGTGTTCTTCTTCGGTCGACTCACTGGCCAGGCTCGAATAGCCAAACACCGCCCGCGGACGGATTTCGTCTTCGATCGCCATGAACTGCGTCGGCTTCATGTTGAGCTTTTTGCTAATTCGGTATGGCGTCGGCTCCTTCCCGGCATTCTCAAGCTCTCGCTGGATTACATCAACCGCTTTCTGAATTGCCCTCGTCGATCTCGGTACCCAATCCTGCTCGCGGAGTTCGTCCAGGATCGCCCCGCGGATCGGGCGGGCACAATAAGTTTTAAAACTGTAGCCCAACGCCGGCTTGAAACGCTCAACCGCTCGGATCAGTCCCCGGTTGGCCATCTGCAGGATATCATCGAACTCTACGCATTTAGGCAGCTTGGCATAAACCTTGGCGGCATGGTAACGGGCCACAGGTAGATACACCTCGACGAGCCTGTTCCGATCCTCTACCCCCTTTGACTTCTGATAGTTATCCCAAAGTTGCTCAATAATCTTCGTGCCCATGCTGATAAATTAACGCGGCAAAAACCATTGTCAAGCGTGCGCATTGCGTGCGCACTTCATTGGGTTTATCAAGGATTTTACGGGCTATAATGGGAATATATTTATTTCGCAAGTATGTATTGTTGCATGAGTTATAATGCTTTGCGAAACATTATGCAGGGGTTGCCACAAAAGAAGTCTCTGTCATTCTCGACCATAGTTCCGAACAGGTAACACGGGATCATTATACGCACCTAGAAGAACTCAAGATCAGACGCGAAACACTTTTAAAGCTGCCGTTGTAATTTGACTATA